AGAAACAGACCTACGAGGCAACAAATTACCTACAGTATTACCAATTTGAACTCCATAACCTACCCACTTATCAGCATCAAAATACTGATACTTTTTCTTTTCATTTCTAGCGCGATACCACTCCTCAATATTTTTACTGCGAGCATTATCCTGAGGAAGGCCTAAACTGAGTTCTTCATTATGATAAGCGGCAGCAGACTCGTTAGCTGCAATATTAGCAGCAATTTGAGACTCAGCAATACGAGAAGCAACTTCATTAGAAATATTCTGGCCACGAGTGCGAGCAGCTGCTAAAGCTTCCTCAGCTAAAGCCTTTTTAGCTTCAGCATAAGAAAGGTACCCGGAGGACATACGTTGATAATAATCCGCGGCCTTAACATTCAAATCAAATTGTTGCTGTTGGTCAAGATACTTGTTCAAAATACCCTTAGCCTCATTATCAAGAAGCAGACCAGAACGCTGAGCGCGCATAATAAGACCAGTCATCGCCATGTTATCGACTTCCTGCTGTTCCTTGGCATAACCAAGCTGAGCGCGTGCCAATCCGGTAGACCTCAAATAATCACGAGTTTCATCGGTAAGCCTGCCCCAATCAATATTAGAAAGAGTCTCCATAGCTTTGGCATCAGCAAGCTGTCTGGCGCCTTGCAATTGAGATTTTTCAGACTGCATAAGCTCATATTGAAAAATATTACCAATAGAAGAACCAACACCAGAATAATCAGCCTGGAAAGGCTGCATAACAGCACTTCCGGAAGAAGAAGCAGAGGCACCAGTACCAGCAGATTGAGAAACACCGGCGGAACCTCCATTCATCATCAAATAAGGATTTAAACCAGCTTCTTGGAGACGTTGGCGTTGGGCGGAAGCAGTGTTATAAATATTTTCATTATTCCACATTCTTTCCTGCCAATTACGCTGCTGTATCGCCATACGCTCGTTAAACTGGTTATTCATCTGATTTATCTTATAGTTCATCTGGTTGGTCTCTCGGACGTTCTGTCGATTCTGCGAATTTTGAATCACAGAAGAACCAGCGCCAAGAAGACCACCAGCAATAGAACCAAAAAGACCCATTATTCAGAGGAAGCAGCACCAGCGGAAGCAGCAGCCGCCTTTTCTGCCTCTTGTTTAGCGTTTTCAACATCAATCAATTCTTGAGCCTGAGCTTCAAGATTTTCAGCATAAGCCGACAACTCTTTAGACCAAGCAATAATTTCAGAAGGGGCCTGAATATGACGGGAGCGAACCGTTGCCAAAAGATCATCATCAGACATTTTATCCATAATCTGCTGAACCTGGGAAGCAGACTGCCTGCTCTGTCCGAACTTGGAAACAACATCAAGACCAGCACGGGAAACCAAGTCCTTGGTATGAAGAATTAAACGGACATCAGAAGTATAGCGAACTGGAAGAGATTCATCAGTATCATCAATCTCTACACGAAGTTCCTCCGTAGAATCAAACTGGGGAGCAACTGCAAAAGCATTAGGCTCAACATTAGGAATAAGTCCAGAACCTTGTTCCAAACTATTCAAATTATTAAATTTTCCTATCATAATAAAACAAAATTAATAAGGTACGCCATCACGAGACAAATTACGGGCAACATAGCAACCAATATAAGAGTTAACCAACAACTGGTCAGTATCCCAGGTAGAATCCGCGTTAACGCCGAAAATCGGGTCAAGAACAGAGGGATTAACCTTGAAGAACTTATAATTCAAAGCAACCTTAGTCGTTGAATTGGGAGTAGAACCACCAAATTGAGCCCAACCAGAAAGCAAAGATTCAGTAACCGGAGAAACCCAAGATTTAAGAGTAGTAGTAAATGCGCCGTTGATGACATCAAGCTTAGTTTTCCAATTGAAATAACGAGGATTGTATCCAGCATTAAACAAATTGAAAGCGGTAGCAAGCGAAGAATTGAAAATCTGTGTCATAGGAAGAACTTCCATACCAATGTTATCAAACTCAGGAATCGGAAGAGACTCAGCATCGGTAACAAGCAACTGACCATCCTGACCAGTAATTGTATAATCAAGAAGAGGTACGGCATGATAAATACACATAACAACACAATGCTCATCAGTAGTATAAGTAAAGGAGCCATTACCGGCACCAACACCTTTACCAGCAATAACAGCAGTATTACCTTCGGCAGCAAGATTATTATTAACAACCTCACTGATATCAAGATTACGAGAAATACCACCGATATAAGTGCACATATTGGAAAGAGCCTGGGGCAACTTCACACCAAAATGCTTACGAATCTGCTCACGATAATCAGAATCACCGGACTGACTGATTTCCTTCCAACGTTGAAGAGCCTCCGCCTGGCGAAGAGCGAGAACAGTGAATTGACTCTGCAAATTAGAAAGATCAACTTGAAGGGCAGAACCTTGGGTAATAACATTAGATGTAGAAGCAGAATTTGCGGCAAAAGATAACGGAGTAAGAGGAGCATTGTAAGAAGCCGTAGTAACAACCTCAGAAGAAGCCTTACTGTTTGGACTCTTTAATACTACAGAATTAGAAATAGAGCCATCAGGATGTGAAATATCAATCACAGCAACATCACCAAACTGTGAATTCGGGAGAACACCCATTAACATATCCTTATTCCAATTACAATACTTAAGGTCAAACATTGTATCAGACTTCCAATAATCTGAGTCCTTAGAAGGCAAAGAAGAAACAAGAGAAGCGTTAACACCAGAATAATAATCAACATTATAAGAAGAAGGATTTGTATTTTCCCATTGAGACCAACGGAAAAAATCCTGATAAATCTTTTGATAAGCAAGAATAGGGAAAATATTCACATAATTATTCTGAATATATTGCTGAGTATAGGAAGCAGCATCATTAGAATTGATCAAAGTAGTAGACCACCAACGATTATTAGCAGTAGGCAAAGTACGAACAATATTCCCGTAACCAAGATAACTTAACAACTTAAAAGCTAAATCAGAACGAGAAAAACCAAACATATTTAATAATCCAGTAGAATTACCAGGGTTATTACTTCCACCATTAAGGTACTGAACAAAAGAATAAACAAGATTTAAAGGTAAAGAAGGCAGATAAGAGCCCAAAGACAAATTTTGTGTCAAAGACAAAGCCTGGATCTGATTGATATCCTGCATCTGAGTTAACACAGAAGGAGCAGACTTCCAAAGAAGACGCAAGGGTACAGCGTAAAAATCAAAGTACTCACGCAACCGGGTATAAGCAGAAGTCTCAACAGGCTGGGTACGAGTAAAATACTCAACATTAAACTTATACTTATCTCCAGGCATAGAAATATCCCAATAAACGGGAAGAAGCTCACCAACTTTCGCAGTAAACGCGTTTTTACGTCCAATATCAAATCCAGAACGGTGAGGGTGGTTCTGAAGATTGGACATTCCAGTGTAAGAAGCCATAAAAAAATAATTAAAAGTTAATAATAATATATTAATCCTAAGATAAGAAAAGTCCAGATAGATCGTTAAGCCTCTTGTGTTTAACCTTATCTCTACACTTCATCAGTGCAGCAGCGGCCAAACGACGAACAAGAGGCAAACGATTATAAGGAATTTCCTCGTCAAGATTAATCCTATCAAAACGGAAAGAATAATTACGAAGCTCCATCTCAACTAAATCCTTATCATTAGAATCCTCCAAAGTCTGATAAAAATCAACAAGACGGGAATAATCATAACGACACCAAAAGTTGACTATTTTTTCGGAAAGGATTCGTAAAGCTCTCTCTCGGCAGCCGGCATATCCTCCAAGGTCGAAGAGGGGGACACCGTCTGATTCGTATATTCGTAAAGTTTTCGCAATTCCAAGAAAAAACCGGTATAATCGGGACGTGCGATGAACATCGTCCAAATCAACACCATCATACAAACGAGACTCAGAAAGAATGAGAATATCGCTATGCGGTAAACGCGATTGAGGAGAAAGAATATTTTTTTCATCATTTCGTTTTCCATAATTATCTACATAATTTAAATACTGTTTACAAAAAGACAATATACTCTGTTTAGAACATTGATTCCAGGGATTACAATTTAAATCACCGCATCCGCTACGAACGACTCGTTCGGGCGCTGTGAACGAAGCAAATAATAGCTGGTAAACACTCGATGGAGATTTACGAATAGAATCCGAAAATCTGGGGAATAATCGAAGGAGATACGGCCAAGAAGGTTTAATTGTCTGAAAACGTCCATTGCGCTCAACGCAGACTCCATCAAGGCACTTATCGGCAATTCCATCAATTTCGGCAATTTGTACCGTTCCAGGAAAGAGATTTGACTCAGTAAATCCAATGGAATGGAAGGATTTAGGTCGCACCACTTTTGGCATCTGAGTATAAAAATCGGGTAAAGCGACAAAACTGTTAACATATGACGCAACATATGGAGCTGCGAATCCTCGCGACAATGACGCATTATAACGACCGTAAGACCACGCCTTAGATATATTTTCAAGAATAGTTTGCGGGAATCGTTCGGAATTGGAAAACAATAACAGGTGCCAATGCGGCCTGAAAGTGGTTGGGCCGTATTCTGATACAGCGTAGTAACGTAATTTTTCATCTGGGTAATAACTTCTTAAACGTTTTAAAAAAAGGTCAAGATCACGATTGCAAACATAAGGTATCCTATATGGGATCGGATATTTGACCTTATCAAGAATAGCTAACAAATCCTTTGGATACATAGGATAAGAAAAACAAACCTCAGGATCCTTAAAAGTCCGTTCTACCGTGGAATTCTTCAAACGGACAGAAGAGGTACGAGGAACGCTCCGAAAACCAAACAGATAACGATTATTGTCACGAATGTCCAAACTATTAATATCGGGAACGCAGGATACATCCGCAATATCATCCGTACAGTTTTCAATAATTTCAACCTGCAAAGTAGGTAAAAAACTGTCAGCATAAGTAAGAGTAACAAAATAGGTAAAACGGAACTGTGTAGAATAAGAAGAAACTAAATTTGTCTGAATACTCGAACGACGAAGAATACAAGAAGGACATTGACCACAAGAAACCAAAACAGGTTCATGAGTATACTTATTGACAACCGTGCGAGGGTGCTGACAACGCGTCACTAACTTATTCTGCAATTCTTTGGTAATCATTTTCTATCAGTAAAATTTAATTCCATAAGACGAGGCTTGCGAAAACGAGGAAAGGAAACATGAACAAACGTACGATACTTTATAAGTTGATCAAATCCAAAACCTGAATTTTTGATTTCCGAAATAAAATCGTCTAAAGAGAGATCAAGGGGTTTCAAATCAACAGCATCTCCAGTGAGATGCTGAGAATTTTTAGAACCTCCACACGCTTTATTTTGGGCTTCAGTACGAAAAGCAGAAGTAACAGTAAATTTAATATTGCTACGAAGAAGCCACTCAATAAATTCCATCAACTTAACATTCATGATCTACGAAAATATTTGTGCAATAGACGTAAGAAGACTAACAGCAGCTGCAATGATTGCAGACCAAATTTTAGATTTAGTTTCACTTTTCATCAGAAATTGCTTTAAAGGTTGAACACTGAGAAATTAAAAGAATACAATCGGGACGAAGATTTGAAGAAACAAACTCAGAAATGTCCTCAACAGAAACGAGAACAGCCTCATTCGTACCAGGGTTTGCTTTAGACTGAATAGAACACAAATAATACTTTTCCATAACATTTGAAATTTTAATTAGACATTGTTTTTAAAGACAGGACAAAGATATAAAATAAAATTTGAAAATAGCAAATACACACATATATTATTAACATAAATAAACAATAAACATATAAATGATAAACATGTCTGTGAGTTTGCGTATACAAGACAAGGAATGGATGAAAGCGACGAGGTGAATCGCTTTCCCTGCGGGCAAACTCATGTAGGCTTTGCCAGGAGACAAAAATTTAAGGTGTTTAGGGGAGCAATTACTTTTTAAAGGAGA